AGTCAAAATTAAAACTAAAACAGGTAAGTTAAATTTACCTTTACAAGCAAAAGAACTAGAGCCTGCTCTTATTGAAGCTGAATATTTATATGCTGACGCTAGGTGTATGAGCAGAGATCATCCTTTGTGTATTGATTGTATTCACCATCTAGTTATCAAAGCAGAGTGTGGTTTAGGGATGCCAGAAGGTAAAGCTAGTGGGGGAGTTTGGGCAAAGGATTGCGCTTATTTTTGGGAGAAACAGAGTTGACTTCATCGTATATTTTGTCAATATGTTCTCCAGCCTGATTTATTATTTTTACTAACCTATAATTTTCTTTGGCAAAAGCACTAATAAGATCACCAATATCATCAGGATCTAAAGTATTTACAACGTGTCTTAAAAATATCTCAACGTGTAATTCTTCTTCCATAGAAACATCAGCCATTACCCAAGGTTCAATTTTTCGTCTTTTTTTAGCTTGTTTGTTAAACCATCCAGACCAAGGCATTACCAGTTTCATAACAAGTTCCTCCATCTTTACCCTAACGTATTGGTTTGATAAGGCAACAAAGCTATACTTGGAGCAGTTACATTTTAAGATTATGCCTAAAGGTAAGGGTTCCTATGGGAGCAAAGTAGGTAGACCACCTAAGAAAAAAAAGAAGAAGTAATTATCTTCCGGGAAATAATGCTTTTTCTAAAGCAAGACATAAACGGTCATCAACTGTATTATCAGTTTTCTTAACCATAACTCGTACTATATCAAGTGCGAGTTTTTTTATTGCAGAACCACGAAGAAACGCAAATAAGATTGGTTCAATGATTTTTAGCATTGTGAGTAGTAAATTGCTATCTTTATAATAGCTTACCTCCACAAAAGCTATTACTCTCTTCTTTTTAGTGGTTATAGAAGAGAGTAATTTTTTTATCTTCTTGGCTTAATTTCTACAACAGCAAGTTCTACTTCTTTTAAACGATGAAAAACTTCTTTCATATCATCGTGCATATTATCTATTTTATCTGTTAATAATTCTATAGCTGTTGTATTTCGCACGAGGTCATCTCTTGATTGTCTACCTCTGTAAGAAACAGAACCAACTGAGACAAAACAAGCCGTTAATAAAGCCCCACCTACTGCTGCAACTACCTCTACCACTTTACGAATCCTCAATATATGTCTATTATGACAGAAAAGGCTACTTATGGCAGAGAAAGTAATTGAAAATACAAAAGAAATAGAAGATGAAAAACCTGATTATCAAGAAAAAATCACGTTTTTAATCTCTACAGTTGCACAAGGTTTTATTCTTGCATGGTGTTTGGTGGTCTTATCACTTGGATATATAAAGTTACCAAATAAGCTATTCGGAATAGATATACCAGACCAGCCTCGTGTGGATAGCACTTTTGCTGCTGGACTTTTAGGAAACATTCTTGGTGGATTAGGCATAAGTGTTAATGCAGCACAAGGAGCAAAAAAGAAAAAGAAAGAAGGTGAAAACGGTACTATCAGTAACTCCAATGGAAGCGTAAGCACTATCATAATAAAACAGCCCATAGAATTAATTACAACCAAACCCGAAGTTATTAAGGTTGACCCAAAAAAATGAAAAAACTACTTCCATTCTTATTTTTGTTCTCAGCACCAGTTTATGCTGATATAACTTCTTCTATCAGTTCATCTGTAAAATTAGAAGTTTCAGCAGCAGCTACGGCAGCAGATCGTATTGGAAACTCATATAGTGTTTCTGGAACAGGAGTTAATACAACAGATGGTACAACTGCTGGAAGTGTTGGAGGATTAGGTGCAGCAACTAACGGAGTAAACGCTTATACACCAATTACTGCATCACAATTAACTGACGGGGAAAGTTTCAATTACACAGTTTCACACACTACTGGAGATACGATAGGAACAAGTCTTACTACAGGTGAAGTAAGTTCATTTGGTGATTTAACCAGTACTTCTGGAGGAACAGCAACGAATTTAGCTGGTACTGTTGATAATCATGTAATCACAATCACAGCAGGTTCACAGGGTACAAGTGCTACTGGACAATATGTAACCACAGTAACGGTAGACTAATGAGTTATGCGGAAGCTTTTATTACTATTTCTTTTATATGTTTTACCAGCTAATGCAAATATTGTTCCTAATTTTGTTCAAGGCAGTATGTCAAGCACCACGAATACGACTAGTACTCTTTCAGAATCTATTACCAGTAAAGACTTTAAAACAGGTTACGAATATACAGTTACAGGCACAGGAATATCACATGATGGAGGAAATATGGCAGCTACCGCAGTTGAAGTTAATGGGACTGTAGGAGGTACAACTTATAAATGGACAGGAGCAGATATGACAACAAAACCAAACTGGACACAAACCAATCCTACATCGGGAGATTCTTTTCAATTTACAGAAACTTATCATGGCCCCGGATTGCAGAACATAACGACAATTCAAAGAGACATAACAACGGAATCCGTTACTACTACTACCTCTGTGTTTTCGCAATAATCTTAAGTCCTGTAAAAGTTTTAGCTAATGCAGTAAGTCAAAGTAATAGTGGATCAGTAACTAATCAAAACTGGAACGTAAATAATGGTAGCTTTCATACAAACCAATATGGTGGGGGGGTTGTATGTCAGGGAGCAATGATGACCATAACTCCATTTACTACTTTTAACTCAAATTATCGCAAACCTTATCGAGATTATTACACTACACCAGTTTATGACCAAACAGATATTGTTGGTGATTTTGATGACGATGGAAATCCTATAGGAGATGGAACACCCGATAATCCGGGGGTCGTACTCTATGAACAATTAAATTATTCTGGAACGAATAAAGATAGCTACGCACTAGGTAGTGGTATAACTTTAAATTTTTCTATTCCGTTAGATAGACAACTAAGTAAGCAATGTAAAGACGCTGCTAAAACTCAAACTGATATACAAAAACAAACCCTTAAAAATCTTGAGCTTGATTGGCATTTCGCAAGATTAAAGCATTGCGGACAGAAAAAAATTGAGGGAATCCGTTTTGCAAAAAATAGTCCTTACTATGATTTATGTAGCGATATTGAGATAACCCCTCGTGCAAATCAGGTATTACCTCATAATCATAAAATCATAGAAAAACCATAAAAAATGCCCCTTCAGATTGACCTGTAAGGAGCTTGTAAAAAAGCTTGCTTATGTTTATACCTTGTCTTTTTTCTTTTTTGTTAACTTTTTAACAATATTTTTTACTAACGGTTTGATGACATTAAGAAGTAATGGACTACTGGCAGCGACCAAGCCAATAAAAGCAGTAGATACAAGGCTAGAAATCGCTGGTATGTACTGATCCTTGAATGGGACGTCTTCATAGATAATTATACATCTAGTTCCATCTTCGCTTCTTTCATGGCCGATGACACGTTCCAATCGTTTTTCGTTACGAAAGTCTCCTACTCTTTGATCTTTTGGGCCGGGACAAGGAACTACCTTTATATCTTCTTTCTTCTTCGGTATCTCTGGTTTTACTTTTTCTTGTATTGGTGTCTCAGTATTCTCCACTCTTTTTTCTTGTCCTTTAGTTTCAACAATCTGTATCTTTCTTCTGTCATATAACATAGGTGTAAATGTAGGCATAGAACCATACGGACAGGAAATAGTAGTACCTGTTGGATCATCATCATATAAAGCAGTATTTTTAGATGAGGCATCTCTGTGATACCTTACACAACCCGGCAGTTTTATAGATGGTGGGGGTACGTTTAATACTTGATATGGACTGTATTGCAGTACATTGATTTTTATTTCTGGAATAGAAATATTAGGTATTTCAATCGAAGGCATTTCTTGGAAGTAAAACTTCTACCTGTGAATCACATTTTGGACATGATAAATTTGTAAGCATAGAATACTGCGTGTCTTCTTCCATGTCTTGATCGCCACCCCAGATTAATTCAGTTTTACAATGCCAACAGTTCATTAAAACTTAGGAAGTTTTGTTGTTGGTAAAGGTAATGCAGGGCTTGTCATATCTGGTAACTCTTGATCTAACATTTTTGGCATCATGCCACTTACACCACCAAGAACCTCGTTCATCATCTTAGTCTTGAACTGTTCGCTGGTCACATACTTAAATGTAAAAAAACCACCGCCTAGTATTCCCAATACTAGAACTGTAGATAAAATGGAAAGATAATTACAGATTTTTTGAAACATGATAAAAGATGCCCTAATTAAAGCAAGTGTACCAATAACATTTATGGTACTTTTTTTAATTATAGGATTAGCACCGCTTTATGTCATGTATGGCATTCTTGACAGAAATATCCCTGTTAAGACTCAGTAGTTGGTTCTTCGTTTTCTTTTATAAGTTCTTCACAAGCTGCGATACCACCTTGTATTTGTAATATCTTGCGTTCACAGTTACCCATTACTTCTTTTGCTTCGTTATAGTTTTTTGCTATCTGTTGTAATTCTGATTGAAGAGCAGCAAGTTTTTGGTTAGGATCTAACATCAAGTTATAGAGTGTAATACTAGTATAATATCAGTACTACAAGATTAATTCAACTGTATGATTTAACCGTCATTATATATTTTTTTTACCCACCCAGTTGAATTGTCAGCTTGATATGCAGATTCATTCCATTCATATATTGTTTCAGACTCGTCTGGGGTAGGATAATCAACAGGAGGTTTCCATTGGCAAGTATCTTCTACTAAAGTCCAGCTAGGATAAGGTTGAGGAGGAACAAAAGCGTCTTTACTTGCATCATAAGTAAAACCTATTCCAGCATAATTTTTTCTAATATTGTTGTTATAACTTGTTTGTTTCCAATTACCACCTAAAAGATTTTTACACCAGTTTTCGCCATCAGCTTCGTTATCGTCAGATACAACGATTACTCTTAAAACGACTTGATTACTGTCTAGTTCTGCGAAATGTGCCATTCTACCTCCTATTGAAATTTATAACGGATATAAACTATCCCAGAACCACCAGCACCACCTTGAAAGTTTCCACCACCAAAATATCCACTTTTAGTACCACCACCACCACCACCAGTATTTGCACTACCAGAAGTAGCAGCATTATTAAACCCTGCACCAGTACCACCCCCTCCCGAACCTCCAGAGGCTTGAAATGAGTTCGAACTATTAAAAGAACCTCCTCCTCCTCCTCCTCCTAAATTTGCAGAGCTACCAGTAATAGTTGTTGCAAAACCAGCACCTCCAGCACCTCCATTATTACCACTACCACTATTACCATTTGCACCTCCTCCAGCACCTCCTCCAGCACCATTACCACCACTACCACCTGTAAATTGAGTAATTGTTCCATCTACTTTTTTTAAACTTGCACCACCACTAGATCTTGTAGAAGTAGTTCCATCACCATGACATTGTGAATTTGCTCCATTAGTAAGATCACTTACATCTGAATCCACAACAACATTGCCATTAGATTGTAATGCTACAGAAGAGTCACTACCATGATTACCTAACGCCCCAAAAGCATTGAAAGATATTTGTGCGCCACCGCCACCAATCGTAATTGTATATGGATCTTGACTTAGTGCTTGGGCAGTTGCGTGAGTTATAAGACCACCACCAGCCCCACCAGTAGTATTTGTATTACTACTTGCACTCGCACCGCCAGAAACAGTTAAAACTTCAAACTCATTTGTAGTACCTAATTGAGTAACAGTAAAAGTTCCTGTACTTGTAAAAGCATGTACCTTATGATCTCCGTCAGTAGTAATAGTGCCTCCTGTAGCTACTGTAAAAGTATCAGCAGCACCAAGACCTAAAAATATTTGTTGAATAGGCATTAGCTTAACCCTGCTCCTGAGATGTAGTAAGTATTAGCGGCTGTACAAATAGCGGTAGCCATTCCTCTACCAGCCAAGGTTCTGCTACCTGTAGCTCCATCGGCTGTGTTGTAAGCACTTACAGCAGAAAAATCAATAGTTTGATTAGAACCACTATTGTTTATTAACGTAATTGCATCGCCTACTGAAAAACCTGTACTAGTATTAAAAACCCAACCACCACTACTATTTATTGAATGCTTACCAGCATCAGAAGAAATGATAGTATGTGCCGAAGATTTAGAAAGTTGAGGTATTTTTCTTACATCACCTTTGCTGTCTGTAACTGTTCCTGTTACTGTAACGCCAACCGAAGTTGTCTCAAATTTCTTTGAATTATTATGATATAGCTCTACGGCTCCGTTTGCTACAGCTTTAACAGCTAATTCGCCATTTGCTACATACATAAGCAAATCACAACTAGCACCCATTGAAAGAATTATATTATCTGTACCATCGTGATAAATTTGTAGGTCATTACCAGCACCAATATTTATTTTGTCATTATCATTTGCTAGAAAAATATCATCTTTAAAAGATGTACCTGTTCCACTTACTCTAAACTTTTCAGTATTAGCATCTAGTACTTGAAGGCTGCCTGTAAAGTTATTTAGATAGCTATGGCTTCCATCGTGATAAATTTGTAGGTCAGCACCACTTCCTAAAGCTATTTTTACATCATCTGCAAGTCTTAAACGACTACCAAAAACCTCTGCTCCCGAAGTATCCGTTTGAAATTTTTTACTATCGTTGAACATTAACTCAACACCACCGTTTTCTGTAGTTCTTAAACAAACTTCATTAATAGCAGCATTAGTTATTTCAACAATATCTCCACCTAAAAGTAATTTACCAGTTCCAGAATCCTGTACTACAGAGTTTGAGCCATTGTGATAAATTTGTAGGTCTGACGCATCGCCAAGTCTTATCCTGTCATTATCTTCTAAATTAAAATTACCAAATACGCTACACCCTCCAGAATAAGTATGAAATTTTTTACTGTTGTCGTGATATAGCTCTACGGCTCCGTTTTCTGTGGTTGTAAGTTGAGTTTCATTCCCAGATAAATTAACTACTGATAATCCACTACAAGAAAATCTAGCTAGTCCAGCAGATGCTATCTGCAAGTGACTTGTATCCCATCTTATGTGAGAATCACTTGTACCAGCATCACCCAAAACAATACGTTCATTATCACCTAATTCAAGATTTCCAGTTAATGCTACACCAGTACTTGTAGTCTCAAACTTTTTGACATTATTGTGATAGAGGTCTACTGAGCTATTTAAATTACATACAACAGCAAGTTCTCCAGCATTTACTCTTATCCTTGCAGATCCATAAGAAAGTATATCTATTAAACTTCCATCAGTATTTCTAATATTTAAAATACCAGTACTGTTATTAAGGTAAGAATTTGACCCATCGTGATAAATTTGTAGGTCATTACCAGTACCAAGTCTTAGCTTTTGGTTATCAACCAGATCTATGTTGGTGGTAAGATCCGTTCCAGTTATAGTGCCGTCTGTTATACCGTCAGATGTAATTCTTGTTAGTGTCATGATTAACTAGGTTTTGGATACTTAGTTTTAACAGGATCGACAATATCGGTTTTCCACTTATCGAGTCCGTTGTGATATATGTAATCAAGTTGTGTACCCCAATCTGGATACTCTTCAGATCTTTGCCATTTGTAATCTTCTTTTGCTAGTTCTGCTCTAGCTGCATCTATTAAAGATTGTTCAAGTTTTACACTATTACCATCTTTGTCTTTAGCACCCGTTTCATCATCTGATTCGACAACATTAGGATATGCTTTAAAAATTGCTTCATGATCTGCCATTATGCTGCAATCTCCATAACTGTAATTACGCTAGTTCCTAAAAATCTATTTGCTTCATCACTAAAACCAGTTGCTTGTCTATTTATAAATACTGTACCAGTACCGCCAGAACCTTGAGCAACGTTATATCCGTAACTTATTTGTGATGTTGAACCAGCCGTATCAAGAAAGACAATCGGAGTATTTTGTGATCTGTCATTTCGAGCATTAGAACTTGCATGACCTCTTCTTCGATGAGAACCGTTTGCAGTAGCTGAAGCATTACCAAGTTCACCCCCATTTTTTAATAATCTTATATGTAGTCTATCTATGGGATCAGAACAAACACATAAATGACCAGTAACAAGAATTTTATTATTTGAATTTGATGGTGTAATATTTACACTTAAAATTTGTGAACTATAACTCATACTTGTACCGCTACTACCAAGGGAATAACTTGCAGTATCTCGTTTTATTGTCGATTGTACTTGTAAAACTTTTCCTAAAGAACCGCCACTATCAATAGATGTGCCATCGCCAAAATGTACAGTCAAGACAAAACCTCCGTTAGGTTGAATTTATATTTTTTACCAGATCGTTTGTTCACTAAGAAAAGATCCTCTGCTCCTTCTTGTATAGTATAACTTCCCCAAGTTCCGTCAACATCATTAGCACCACCTTCGTTAGATAAATTAAGGTC